TACATATCCTGTAATGCACCAAACTTGTTAATAAACGTAACTTTGTAAGGCTCATACTTTGAACAAGGCTCTGTGCTTATTTTAACGGCTTCTGTGCCACTATCTGAATTGATATATAGTTCATCTACCAAGCCTATGTCTACGCTGTCTAAAAACGCATCTAAAAGGCTATTGTCTTCAAGTACACCACCGTCTGCTAATACACGTTCTTTGTAATTGTCTGTATTGTCAGCACCTGATACTGTGATGTAGTCTATTTGTCCGTTAGTGTTTGTGCTACTGCTTATGCTTTGTACTCGTTTTACCTCTCCTTTGTATAGAAAAGAAACGCTATCTGTGTCCTCTGTGAATACAGGTACTCTAACATTTTGGTCACTAGGTCTGAATATTTTGTAATTACTTTGTAGGTACGTTCTACTTAATTCAGGATTGATAGCATCTTCAAAATATCCGTAACCGTCAAAAGCTATATAGTCTGTGCTTGTTGTGCCTAAACTAGAACCACCACCATTGATAGCATCAAACATCTCTATATCAGCTTCAACCCATACGGTTTGACTGTCGTACTCTCCATCAAACTCTATATCTAGGTAATCCCTTACAAGTTCTGCAATTTCAAAAACAACATAGTTGTTAGTGCTTATCTCGTTTTTAGTTATTGTGTATTTAGCTGCTCCCTTATCCGTTGTAAATGTACCTGTGTATATATACAGGCTTAAAGTAGCTGATGCCAAACTAGCATTACTTGCTTTTACATAATATGGACTTCTTACGTTTATTTTAATTGCCACTTGTTGTTGATGTTAAAAATTCTTCTAAATCTAATTTGTATGCATCTACTAACTCTTTTGGTAGTTTGTCAAATGCTTGTTCAAAACTCTTTGTAAAGAAATTGCTAGGCTTTATACCCTTTCTAAATATACTACGTGCCATTAAGTACTGTAAACTCTTTCTCTTTATAAATTGCCCTTGTGCGTTTCTTACTCCTTTAATACCTTTTCTCACTAACCACTTGTCTAATGCTTGTGGTGGAGGCATCTTATCCTTATAACTAAATGGTGTGTTGTATTTCTTTTTAGTACCGCTTACACCCTTGTCCTGATAAATACCATATTCTTCCATAAAGAAGTTTAGTATAAATGCATTCGCAGAGGTTTTAAGGTCGTATTTAAGGCTGTTGTATAATTCCTTACTACTATTCTTTTTGCCTTTAGTTAGTCGTGTCCTAGATTGCTGTATAACCCTCTTGGCAAACCCTCTTAATATATCCTCTGTATTGTCTAGCATAGGTATATGTCATTAGGAATAGTTATGTCAAAGGTTGTACTCCACCCTGCTAATTCGTTCTCAAATCTGTCATAGAACGGCTCACAGCTAGGGTCGCTATCAAGTGAATACACATCGCTAACGTCTGCTTGTCTTAACAATCCAAACAATCTATTTAAAACTGCTAGTTGTGTGTTAAGTACATCTTGCTCGTTGTTGTTGCCTACAAATATATCTGTTGTTTCTTCTTTACTAAAGTCTACAACATCCATAGCTAGGACTGTGATGTTAAATCTAATTACTTGTTCTTGTATGGTTGCGCTATTTATGATAACGTGCGACAATGGGAATATAGTTTGCTTGGATAAGTCTATCTCTGTTAAATCTCCTGTTGTAACCGTATTGACATTTTCATCCAATAGTAGTTGGTCTTTTATAGTTTGCGTGATTAGGTAAAAACCTCTTACTGCTGTATTAGCCATTTCGTTTAATTCTTTTTGCTTCTAATTCGTTTTTCTCTTTCATAAACTCTAATGCATATAAACATTCGTGCATATTTAGTTTAGTGATATTTTCAAATCTTGTAACGTCTCCTTGAGCCAATCCGTATATTGATTGATACCAACCCCACTTTGCTCCAAAGTTTGCTTCTGTTGATAGGTCATTTCCTGATTGAGTGAATAATCCATCATAACCTGACACAATTCGCTCCCTAAATTGTAAAAAAAAACAATAGAACCTAATACAACTCCTAAAGGCATATGCTTGTACTCTAGGGCATCTTTAGCTTCGTATGGCTCTATGTTGTATAATTTGTCATAACTGCCCTGTACGGGTCTATAAAGGACTGCCATAGCTTTCTCTATGTTATCCCAATCCCCCAAGTATGTGTCTATGTCTATGTATTCCCCAAAAGACATATCGTCTAGGTTAGGTATAAAGCCGTATCGTTTGCCGTTTAGCTTAAACTCTCTTGTTAGTGCAGGAGTGTCCTCGAACATCTTTGTAAGGGTTGCTACTATTGTTTGTATGTCAGCAGCTTTGATGTTTCTTACAACTGTGTCAGGCACTTGGCAGAAGATACCCACCATTTTAAGTGCTACTTGGTTTTCAGTTAAGCCTTCAGGTAGTTTAAGATACTGTTGGTATTGACCAAGAGTAATCTCGTTTAGGCTTGTAGGTACGTTTAATTCATACTTCATATAAATATAACGTATATAAAGCAGGTTTTTAGGAATAAAAAAAAGGGCTATAAAAGCCCTCTATAAAATTGTTGTGTTTTGTGTAGTAATTCCCACACTATATAATCCTTGTCTTTAGGATGTCTAGCCTTTACGCTTATCCCTATGTCTGTGTGTATGTGGGTTATTATAACCCCTGTGTGTAGTTTATGTAGTTTCATATCTCCATTTGTTGCTCCCATAGTACAGGTGTCCACTCCTCAAAGGTTTCATTCCAATATACCTCTTGCATAGTTTCCCCTGTGTCTCTAAAGTGTTTGTTTCCTATTTGTACTATCATATCCCCAAGTAATGTTTAGACCAAACTAAAAATGTTAGTGTCAGAATAACCACTATAAAAAGTTTTAAATCTTTCATAACCCCATCCATTTATCAGCGTGTGCGCATAGTTGGCAAAACGTGCATACTAGTCCAAAAGCAGCTACGTATATAATTGTGTCAAATATAAAGTTTTCTATCTTACGTTTCATAATGTTTGTTTTAAAGTGCTAATATATAAACTATATTTTAATTAACCAAATGTTTATAAAACTAATGTATGTAGTACTTACCAAAGTTAGGCTTACTTAATATAGAGTAGCAACTATACCTAGCTGCATCAAGTGTGTGGTTGTGTAAATCTTCAGGTACGTTAGTTATCCTACCTGCTCTATCTTCTTTCCACTTATAGCTTCTAAACTCTTTTATCATATTCTCGCTATCCTTTGTTACGTGGAGTTTATACCTTTTGAGTAGGTCTATCCCTGCTAGTACAGAATTAGCACCCTTATAAGACTTCATTACCTTGTGTCCGTACCTCCGTAGCTGTTCTATTATTTCAGGTCTTGCGCTATCTGCATAAGTCATACCTAATACCTCTACTCCTTTAAGATATTGGTGTATATCCTCTGTTGTCATCTTTGACCTGTATAGCATTTCTTTAAAGTATAGGTTGTGGTCTTTCTTGTATGTCGCAACAAGTGTAGTAGGGTCATTAAATCCAAAGTCCATCCCATAAGCCACAAGCTGTGCATCATCAGGTATGCTATCAATCTCCGTGTATTTAAATATAGTTGCTTTAGATATTGCTCTTTGCCCAAGTCCATATATACGCCAATAGTTCTCATCTGTGTCTTTTAGTAGTTCTATCTCGCTCCTTATGCTATCGTCTATAAATGGATTGTCTAGGTAGGTAGTGTTGTATATTTCTACGTCATCTCTTGGCTCTAGTCTTTCCCATATCCAATGGTACTCATCAGAAGGGTTAAGGTCTCCTATAATCTTTCCTGTTGTTCTAAATGCTAACTGTTGGAATGCTTCTCTATCAAGTTCATTCATCTCATTACAGAACAGTAAATCTCTTTTACGCCCTCTTACCTTTTGTGGTTGGTCTAATGATATAAACTCTATAAGGTTGCTGTCTAGCTTATACTCGTGATTTGACTTGTTGTGGTGCTGCTCGTCGTATAAGTCCATACGTTTGAGTATCTCTAGGAAGTCTCGCATCACAGTAGCACGTACAGCAGGGAATGTCTTACGGCAAATAGTAATCGTTTTGTTTTCGTTGTGTTGGCAATAGTGTAGAATAATCCACAGTAGAACATTGTATGTCTTACCGCTCCTAGTTCCACCCACTTCTAATGTTATCTTCTTATTAGAGTTGGTTAGGTGGTTATATACTTTATTTACTTGTATTGTGGTCAATCACTTCTACCTTAAAACTCTTTTGTTTTGTGTCGTGCTTTATCTCACGCTTTGTACCATTCAATCTATGTGCTTCATCAT